TGAGTATTCATTAGAGTCTAGCATGTGGCTTATGGTAGAGTGGATGTCGTTGTAAGCAGCCAACTCATTGTCCATTGCGTCTTCAATATCAGGGAAGTCTAATAGAGCTTTTGCAGTTGTTTGACTTATCATCCCAGCTTGTAGTAACTCTTGCACCTTTTGTAGTCTTCCAGCTGGCTGAGTAGGAAGAAGAGAAGCAGGATAAAGCTGAAGAAGGAACTCGTTCTTTCCAACCTGGATGTCTTTCCACTTGATCTCGTGAACAAGGTTCGATCCTGGGACCATAACGCTCTGTTTTGGATTGATTTCAGAAAGTTCCTGAGCTAGATCAATGATCATGTTTCCTAGCTTAATATAGGCATCCTCGTAAGCTTGGGCGACCAAGGCAAAGCGCTCTGATTCTATATCCTGGTATTCGCGGATTGCTACACCGGAGTTTAAACCACTTGGTTTCATGCTAGAGGCAGAAAGTTGCGATACGCCTGTAATTTGAAAAGCTTTGTTATAGAGGTTCTCGAGGAAGTTGTATAGCTCGGCTGGCATAGCGGACGCTGAAACGATTTGTGGGGCAACACCAGAGTAGCGAATGATGGATCCGATCTGATTGTTGATGTGGTCTTCAGTTACCTTTGAGCCGTCCTCGATAAGTACGCGAGGTAGGCAGGCGAGGTTTTGTGCTTGTTGGATGTTACGTAAAAGTTTATTAATTTCTACTTGAATTCCAATCAGTTCTTCCGCTATTCCAGATCCAAAGAATCCTAGTAATCTTTGTGACCAGCGAATGAAGATAAATGGGAAGTAGTCTTTATTGTAGTCTTCGCTGTGTAGTGTGCAGTTTTCAATGCTGATTACATGCTTGCCGTCGTTAGCATTTTTGCCGCTGCGAAGGTGCCATGACTCTCTAACTACAACCATGTCTGCAGAAAAAGAAGTAAGGGTTGATTTGTCACCTTTCATGCCGCTAGCAGCTTGACGAATTTTATCTATTTTGTCTGGAAACATATCCGCGAGGACATCACGACTAATATATTTGAGTTGGTGAATTTGTCTTGGCATTCCGTAAATGGATTCTGCGTCGTCAACTACTATTTCATTTACAAAAACGCGTTCAGTACATATTTTTTCGCCATCTTGAAATACTTTTACTACACCAGTTCCAAATACGCAACCATCCACAAACGCCTTACTCATTTCTTGATAAGCGCCTGCGTTAACTATTGTTCCTTCCAAGTACTTGGCTAGCTTTTTACTTTTTTGTTGTAAATCCCAAGTGCCACCAGAAGTTAAGGCAACTAACCTAGGACGCATTTTTGCTATACGAGCTGCTGCTGAATCAATACATGCACGCACGACATTATAACTCACTCGGTTAGCTATTGGACCTGAAGAAGCTACCCGGTCGTATAAACCAACGCCGAAGCCAGCGAGTTCTTGGTTTGCATATAAACGTGCATATCGTAGGTTTTGGATTTGACGATAAGATTGAGCTTCAACTATGCCGTCGCATACAGCGGTAATGTGTCGGTACTGCTCTTCAGTAGGCTCGGTCCACCAGCGTGACTTAATAGTCCCGGAGTTAGCGTTTTCATTTAAATACTCCGTTACAACTTTTGCTTTTGGATCGTAGTTAACGGGTTTCTCTTCAATCGGTTTTTTAGCCATAGTGTTCTCTGTGTTAGGTATGTAAAACAAACGTTTGTGGTTAGCAACTTCGGTTAGAAGTCTTCATGGGCAAAAAGGATATCATCTAGATCCTCGCTTGCCTTCTGTCTTTGTTTTTCTAAAGCCGCTTTTACGGACTTGGTATCTTCTTTTTGAATTAGTGCCACTTCTTCTGGGCTAATTGTGGTGATTGTCTTTTTTAAGCTGAGCTTTGGCTTGGGCAGAACTATATGGAGGTCGCCTTGTTTGAATTCAGAAACTCCATAGTTATTAAGGAGTTGGAGTGTTTTTTCTAATTCTAGAAGATTCATGCGGAGTCCTTAAGTAGTTGATTATAGGTTATTCGTTTCTTAGTGATTGCGCGTGCTCCACTACCGGCAGATAGAATTTATTTCGGTAGAAGCTCATGTCGTTAAGGTTGCGAAAGAGGGCGGTTCTCAGATGGTACTCGGTGATCTCTGGGACGTTGCCTCTATTAAGTTGTCGCAGTATGCTTGTGGTCATGCGGCTTAGTTGTCGATAGTAACCAGAGCGAATGGGTAAGGCGTCGCCGTCAATCAATGATAGGGTTGGAGTTGAGGTTATGCTTTTGTTGTCGCTCAAGTTTAAGTTTAAGCTGTCGCTTGTATTCACGTTGTACTGCCTTTTTGTATGTCTTCTCTTGGTCGTCCGTAAAGGTTAGGGTTTTGCACTGAATGTTATCACAGCGCGATGCCCACACTGTTACTGGGCAATAGATACCGTCTACTTTGGCTAGAAGGGCAGACTTTACACGGGAAAACTTGGTGCCTGCACAGCTTTGACAAAGTAAGTCGTCCATTACGTGGTTGCCTCCAAGGTGTGGGTGTTACTTCTCTGGGCACAGAGTTAATTATACCATAGATGGGCGATGGTGTCAATAATTACTTGCTCTTTTTAGCTAAAGATATGCAGTATTTTGTTGCATCCTGAAACTTAGAGCTTTCGATAGATTTAAAATCACCTTTTCTAGAAATACATACTCCTTGCATATATCCATTTGTACATCTAGCGTACCACAAAGCAGTTGTTTCATTTACCTTGCGAGATAACAGTTCTTTCTTCATTTCTCTTTGTACGAATTGTCCGTAAGCTTCACAGACTTTCTCAACTGATGCAAAGGTTGAAGTGGTTATAAGTAGTAGGGTGATGATTGTTTTCATAAGTTGTCTCCTGAAACCAGTGTAGCACATGTTTGAGTCGGTGTCAATACTGGAGTTTTGTGCAGCTTTACTTAGTGGATTCGCTAAGGTAAGTTTAGTCTTTTAACTTGTCTAGGCGGTTCCATAGATCTAGTACTATCGCGGCTTGTTGCATGTTTTCGGCGTATGACGCTCCATTCACGGCTAAGTGCTTTAGTTTGCTCACCGCTTCCTTTAACTGGATAGTGAGTTGTTGCTTATTAGCGTTGGTGGTGATAGGATTGGGCGTTATTTCCATAAATGCCTATAAACGATAATAGAGTATCTACTATTGTACCTTTTCGGGTATTTATGGATACCATTGTGGCTATTGTTTCTTCTTTCGCTTCTTCGTTCCCAATAGGTGCATCTGTATGACATTGAGACATCGATCTAATTGCTCTATTTGTGAGTTGTAGGACTTAGTGATAGCAATGAGCTCTTGTTTTAGAGTTTGCTTCTTTGTACGCACGTGTTGGAGGATCTCTTTGTCTATACTGTCATAGGCTTGTTTGAGAGATGGTGATTTGGTTTTCATAGTGTGTCCTTTGTTTGTTCTTTCTTGCGTTGTCTGTATTTTGCTTGTCTTATAGCATTCGGACTTTTTGGTTTGATCCCTACCATAGCTGCATATTTGTCTCGGTCTCTGTTTGACTCCTCTATCTCTTTTTCAAGTCTGCTTATGGCGTCTCTGGCTTGGAGCAGTTTTAGCAGTGCATCACTGACTTCCTGATCGCAAACTTCAATAAGCTGTTCTTTGCTTAGTTTTAATTTGAGCTGTCTAAAATTGTCTGGAGTTTTCATGGTTACACCTTATATGTTTGAGTATTTTGGTTCCAACGGCGCACATGTACGTCAACACTGTATCGGCGATGTCGTGTAGGTACTTGAGAAAGAGATGGTGGGTCATAAGTGGTCAGATCGTAGGTTGCTGCAGTTATGCCTTTTTTTTCAAAGTGAGTGGGTAGGTAGTCCACCAACGCGTTCACTGTGCTCAAGTTTGAGAACTCTTTACCTATTATGGTTAGAGTACGCGGAACCGTGTACGCCATAACTAACTGAGCTGCCCTATCTAGAAGTCGGCGTTCTACAGAGCTAAGGTTGCCTTGTGCAATTCTGATGCCAATGCGCTCTTCCATCTCCGCAGCTCGCTTAGACTCACGTTCCAACTTCTCTGCCAAAAGTAGTTGTTTATGAAACCGTGGAGGCACTGACTCAATGCTACCATAAAACCATACCAAATGTTGACGATACTGGTTGGGGGTGACGTCGTTGGGGAGGGTGCGCAAAGGGCGGGCGGCTGCGTCTAACGCTTCAGCGTCTGCATGCCCATCGCGGATTCGCTGCTCTAAGCTTCGGGTGTCCTGGCGTGCCTCAACCAACCAATCGCTTGTGGGCGACCGATGACGGGGGGCAACGAGATTACTGTTGTACGCTTGCTCCTGTTTGAGGGCGTTGACGTGGGCGGCTTGCATCTGTCGTAAAGAGGGGGGTAATTTTTTAAATGATTTCATACTACTATTATACCACAGGTTTGAGAATGTGTCAAGCACAATGTAACATTTGTTACGAAGAAGTATTATGAAGAGGTGTTACACGTTACAAAATGTAACAAGTAACAGAGACCTATTTGAGGGATGCTTTACCTACCATTAGGTACTTATATATATTACATACACATATTATATATATATATGTACTATAATCTGACCTGTATAGAAATTGTGAGTACTCACAGAGCTGTATATAAGGTAACTACTCCCCCCCATAGTTATTGTTTAGGCTTTGTAAGTGGTGGTTAAGTTGTTGAATGCCGTAGAATGCACCCATATTTACTCAAAAGGCTACGTGTTATAACGTTGAAAGCGCTGCAACGCACTAGGGTTTATTTAAACGCGAAGCCATTCACCCCACTATTCCCCTAGCCACATGAGGTAATTTGCTCGTTTGTGCTGTGTTTTTGTTCGTTTTTGGTGGGATTGTCGGGGAATTGCCGCTGTTTGGATCAAAAAATGGCTAGATTAGGACGGATTGGCACGAAAATTGCAGTGTTTTTGTACTACCCTCCAACCGCCACAAATAAAACCCCTTATCTCAAAGATGCCATTTTGTCATGATTGGATAGTATCATTTTGCCCTGCTTCTAACTCCCCGATCAATATCCCCAACCCATAGCGCCCAAAAGTTCCATGTACGCCCAATAAGCTCAGCACAAACTTCTTCAGTCTGGTGGGGAGTAAGTTCGGAGCTATGGTGGGTTGCTTGAGTAAAAAGTATGTGCATAACCTCGTGCGCTATAGTGTTGCCGTCGAGGTCGCTTTCCTTAAACCAAACCTCTCTTTCTTTCAGTAAGCATATCGCGGCAGAGTCAGTCCCAAACTTCAAATTGTACGTTCTATCCTTAAGCACATAGAACTCCCAGTTCTCGCCGAGGATAGTGTAGGTGAATGGTGTATGTTTTTTGCGTGCTGTCATGTTGACCATCCAAAAGTTGAGGTAAATAGTTGAAAGTAGGTGGTAGATAGTTAAAAAGCCCGCCTAGCCAAGGAGCATTTGTTCGTCACTAGATCATGATACCACCACAACCTACTACCCACGTCCTTCTGGGCACAAGAGACAAAAGCCGTTTACTCCCAAAAACATTATTTTTAACACCACAACTGTGGTAACGATATCACCTTTTATCCAGTAACTGTGAAGAATTACTAGGTTCTGTCCAGACTGGACTGACCTTTTCCAGAGCGAGGTGTAATACTTTTAGCTTTTGATCTTGAGACAAGTGAGCCAACTCCTCCACAATCCTAGCTGCGTTCCACTCCAAAGTTTGAGTAACGCACCGCCGACTTCCACAAGGTTGATCGCAGTATCCACAAGTTTTATTTACCATACGAATTAACCTTAAAAGGCACAACCACTTAGTCATGCCTTTCAAATTCTTATTGATTTAACCGTTTTTCTTCATCTGCAATTTGCAACAACAGCTCCCCAGTTATCACCCCAGCTTTAGCCACTAACTCGATTTCGTCACAATTGTAGTACGTACCACTACTTAACATTGCGCATAACACCTTAGCTCTCAGCTGAGTGTATACAGAAATGCCGCCCGTATCATTATCCCCGCAAGGCGCCGCCGTCATAAACATTGCATTTTTTATCGCCAGTTCTTTTGCCGTCCAATCACCACTCATATATTCTCCTTGTAAAACGTACCACTATTGGTACATTGTTTTATTTCTCCCACCACGCTTCTCCCTGTCTCTTCTTCTTCTTCTCCAACTCCACCTCTTGTTTCTCCCAAAAGGCGTCAACCTTCTGTTCATCGCTCATTACCACAGGCTTCTCGGCTTGAGTAAAAAAGTGGTTACAATACCTCCACGCATAAAGCACGGCGTCCGTTATGTCGCTGTGGAAACTTTTACTTATGGTACGCCTATCTTTCTCAATGATGTCCCATTGCACTAGCGCCATATCTTGAGCACACAACGAGTCGCGCTTAATCTTTAACTTCCCAGTTCGCAAGTCATCATTCATAAGCTCGATATACTCAAACTTCCGATGCTTCTCAGCTGCATGCACAGGAATAGAATGTCTTCTAATTATCTCTTCAGCAATCTTCTTACCCAACGCACCAGCATCTATCTCAATGCGGATCGGCTTATACTTCTCAACCAACCGCTTTATTTCATTAACCAATTCAGTAATGTTTTGCTTGCGCTTTACATACTCCTCAACTAAATAAACTTTTTTCTCTTTACTACTATAACCGAGTATAGCTATCGCATCTGCATCGTTATATCCTAAATCCACACCAAATATATAGTTTAAACTTTCATCAGGAATTACATCATAATGGTTGTTACTTGCATCATATTTAAAAACTAAACTATCACTATCCTGTACCCACATCCCCAAAGCTTCACGCAAATACACTGGATCAGTTTCCTTAATCCCTCTACGCTTTCGCTCTTCCGCCAATCGCCCTTCCACATCCGGAATGTGCACGTTATCAAAAATGGTCCACTTATGGTTTGCCCACCCTTCCGAGTGTGAGGCAGTAAAGAAGAAACCCGCAGGCACGGGACCCGGCGTTCCAATGAGCACCACGCTTCCGCCGCGATCTAACACAGCATATGAAAGCACTTCATCAATTAACTCTTCAATGTAGGGACGAAAACTTTGAGCCTCATCCAAGTAAACTTTATCAAAACTAAAACCTCGAAACTTCTCCACTTCATCCTTGGTAGCCGCACCAGCAAAGTATATAGTGCTACCATTTTCAAATGTCATAGATAGGTCTGATATGTTGGCTTTAACTACTAGACCAAACTTTCTAACAATAGTCTCAACCTCTTTCCAAACCAACCGTTTAGCGTTACCACGAGTCAAAGTAATGTATAATTGATTGCTTTTTGGCTTACGTAACGCCAGATCCACTAAATCCGCAGCACATGCCGTAGACTTTCCTGCTCGACGAGAACACACAGCGGTTTTATACCGTGCTGGATCACGAATAAACTTAACCTGTTGTGGAAAGCAGAAGTCTTCCAAGACAAACTTTGGCTTATCTCTTCGCGCAACAGCTTCTTCAACTAATTGTTTTAATTTATCATCCACAGCAAACCTCTAATCAAGTTTTGGAGTAAAAAACACAACGTTTGAAACTGTAGTGTACACCACTTCTTTATCAGAAGATTCTATTTTAATAAACGTACCATCAATAGACACAGAGTATCCAGAGGTTTCATCCAAATAATTATACTCGTTACGCACCCCAGGCTTCGTGCTACATTTAACAGAGTGGTAGAACTTTATCTTTCCAATTTTCATTTTCATTTTTTATCCTTTTGTCTCCCACAAACAACCTTATAGTGACCAATATTTACTTTTGTAAAGCTTTTAAGACAAGGAGTATCGTGAAAATGTGGATCGTTTTTACAAACGTGCTTTGCGTTTTTATACGCATCATTATCCTCACCATTCCAAGCAGACCCAGATTTGTTTTTAGTTATGGGAGCAGCACACAAAATCACTGTAGCTAACAAATTTGCTATCATAAACTCTCCTTTGAAGTTGCAGCATCCAGAACGCGCAAAAGTTCAGACGCCTCTCTAACCCACGCCCTACGTTGCTTTTCCATCTCTTCACTTCTCTTTTCTAACTCTGCCATTTTTGTCCGTATGTGCAACAATTGTATGCGGGAATGTCCAATTTTAGCACAAAGATTACTATACTTTTGCGCAATTTCTTTGTTTTCCATCTTCTGTCTCCTGAGTAATTCCAACATTACGTCGGTTCGGTTAATCATACTTTTTTCTTTTTCGGCTTATTAATCCATATTGCATTTAGTCTTTGAAGGCAAATCTTTAACTCCCTAGGGATAGGCAATATACTACGCTGCGGCTTATGCTTTCCTCTGCGTTTCGGCGTTTGCCGTCTTACAGCCTCATTACGCAAACATAACATCAACCCATAGATAGCGCTGTTACTGAGCTTCTTCAACTCAGCTTCCTCACTATTCATAATAAAGTGTACAACCTTATCATACTGTAACATAGTCGCCTCCTATTTACCAGACGAGCCAAAACCCGCCGCACCACGGTTACTATCACTCAAACTGCCAACTTCTTCAATTTCTATTGCAGGCACTGGCAAGACCACTAATTGCACAACACGATGACCTTTATCATACACTTCGCAAGTACCATTGCTAGTACGCCGAAACTTAGCCACAACTTCACCGCGGTAATTCTCATCAATAACTCCTACACTGTTTGCCAAGTTTAAATCATAATTGCTTACACTACTGCGAGGAAACAAAAGACCCACATGCCCAGCAGGGATCTCTACAGCCAAACCAGTGCGGTAAACCATTAACCCATGCTCGCCTTCCATGTGCATGGATATGGCGGTTAAATCCAACCCAGCATCACCAGGTCGTCCAAAAGCAGGGAGCTTAGCGTCTGGATGAAGTTTTTTTACTTTTAGTTTTAACACTTGCACTCCTTACCTTCTTAGGTTTCTTAGTTAATTTATGTTCTATTGCTTTCTGTAAAATATCTAAGTCAGTGTATCCTTGCTTCAATAATTGAGTGTAACTCACTGCCTGACTTAAGGAATCTCCGTAAAAAACATTTTTGAGTAAAAGGTAAAGAGTTGATGTCATAAGTCCTCCTCTTAAGAGTATACCACATCCGCTCTCTACTGTCAATTGTTTATTCTACGTAGGTCCCAAGTATATGTTCTCAAACATTTTATAAGGATCATAAATATAAACGACAGATTTTGTCGCCTTACAAATTGGAGTAAGGTGGGACACTAGAATAGGGTTTTTACTCTTTCTTACGGTATCAAGCATCTGCTTAGCTATACCACTTCTGCGGTACGTGTGTTTCACGTATGCATAGTGAACTAACGTATTGCTTCCAGGCAACTCTTCGTACACCAAGTAACCAAACACATGATTCTCATCCTCAGGATTACAAGCCACCACTACCAAACTGCGCGTTAGCAAGCCGGTTAGCACTTCTTTGTGGTTATCATAATACACAGTATTACATTGAGATTTGGCGAAATCAGAGTTTCTATAACTCTTTAGCCAGGAGTTGTAAATGAATGCAGAGTCATCCTTCATCGGAGCTCTAAGTTTGATGGGCGCCATATCTTCTCCCTAGGTTTAAAAGTAGTCTTCTGTCTCATCCTCATCGTCTGACTTAGCTTTTTTAGGCTTCATCAGATCAGCGTATTTTTTAATTTCCAACTGCAGCTCTTCATCACTCATCTTACTTAACTCTTTGGACTCCATTCGCTTCTCTTCATTGTCCAACTTCTTAAGTCCGGATAGCGCCTTCATATAACTACAAAGCGAGATCCCTTCGTGAGGACTCAAAACGTCCCCAGAGGCGAGCTTCTTAGTAAGCGCGTCCAAGTGGGTTTGAGTAAGTTGCAGAGTTAACTGGAGCAAATCCCCAGCATCGGCTTTCTTTTTTTCAGTCATAATATCTCCTTGTTGCTGATCATATCCACATCAATTACAATATAATACCCATCATTACTGGGCACTTTAGTTGAGACCATCTGCACAATAAACTTGTCATTTATATTCAAATTACTGACCAACCCGCCACTCAGCGCCCGCCCATTAAATCGCTCGTCAAAGAGCACATCCACAAGCAGTTTTTCAATATTAGTGATATCACAACTTGCTATACTTATGTGTCCTGCTTTAGTAAAGAACTTCTCTTTCGGCACTCCAAAAACCAGGTTGATCCGCAAGGCATGTTTCTTCTCATCAAAGCTTTTTTGAAAGGCGATCATCTCTTCCTTCTGCGGCTGGATCTCTAAAAGTATCCCATCACCCCAGTCCCGACACTCCTTAGTTCGGATTTTGGTAGCGGTCTTACTGTTATATGATTTGAGGTAGTAGGCTTTGTTTACGGAAAAAGGCGGCGCCTTTACTTTGAAACTAATCTTGCTCATCACTCTCTCCTAAGCTGCGACACCAATCTTTGAACGCGGCAATATCCAAAGTGTCAAGTTTACTCAAACCATCCCCGTCCAAAACCACTCGGCTAGCAGACCTACCGGACATAAAATCTCTCCGCTGCCTATGAGCTCTTCGGTAGCAATCCTTACGGTCTTTAACTGGGTTCTTATCATCGTCAACCTTGAATCTCCCACAATAGTAGGAGTCTAAAAAGTTTGCCATCCACTCCGCATCTTCATCACTTAACTGATCATCATAGTCTATGTCCACGAAATCACGTGCATGCCTATAGTGCGCGTTAGGACTTAAGCCTTTAAATCTTTTCTTAGTCATAACACCACTCCATACTATAGTATACTGATGATTGACTATTAAGTCAACACTTTTGTGTATTAATATTATACATTTAACCTAAAATCAACAACTTACAACATATTCCTTACCTATTGACAGCAACTCCAACCTGTGGTACAATGCTATATGGAGGTCCTATGTATAACGTTACCACCTATCCGAATGGCGCATTATATTCTAAGTCAAAAGACGTTTCAGAGTTAAAGCTCCATAAGGCACAGCGAGGATCTCAGTGCTTGACCGGAGAAGTAGAGTGCTTTCTTACGCTAGAAGAGTTGACCCGCCGCGCCTCAGAGGTACCCATTAGTCCAGGGATTTTACTTGAAGGCAAACGTAAAGCAGCAAACTTCATTGAAGGCAGAGTAATTGTCTTCGATGTTGATGATGACTACTCAATTTTAGACTGTACCCAACTTCTAAACGAAAGCAAGTACGAGTACAGTATTTACACATCATACTCTCACCAGCTGTCAGACAAAGATAAGTTTCACGTTATCATGCCCACCGCTTCACTAATACAAAACGAAGCCGAGTACAAGGCTACACACGCATTTATATCACAACAAGTTTTCAATAATAAAAATGATAGCACGCCGTCATCCGCAGCAAACTTATTCTTTAACTCAAACCCAGACAGCCGACAAATCATAGTAAAAGAGGGTAACGGGCTAAAGCAAATTCAAGTACAATCTAGTTTGCCAAAAACAATAGTAGTGTCTAACAAGCCAACCACATCTACTGCGGAAGCGGTTACTAAGTTGACCAAGCGAACTTTGATTTTTTTAGCTAATGGAGCTGAGCAAGGTAAGTGGCACGAAGAAAGACGTTATGCCGTACAAAACATGAAAGCAGCCGGACTAGACTTAGACGAGTGCTTTGAGAAGCTTGAGAAGATTACTGGTGTTCTTACTGCTGAAGATAAAGATCAGGTTAAGCGCTTGTACAAAGACAACTATCAGTTTACTGTTAAAGAAGGACCGCACCCACTAAAAATTGCTTATACTGATGAGCGCGGCAAACAACGCATGATTCCAGAGCAAGAAATAGTTGAGCACTTTATCAAAGATAGAAAGTTGTGTATTAAAGTAAATGGTCAGTTTGTTCTTAACGGTATCTATAGAGACCCAATCTACGTTCTAGAAGAGATACGAGATTACGCGCAGAAAGAATTGGAACAAAGAAGTCAGATCTCAGTAATCAGTTCTGCTCTAAACAAATATGTTGTTGATGAAAAAGAGAAAAGGTTTGAAGAGATAAAAACCGGACTGCGCTACGATCCAGCAGCCAAGTTCAACTTTGACGACCTTGTATGCTCAATCACCGGAAAAGAGGATGCGCTAGTCAAAGCAATCATTCACCACTTTTTGTGGCAAGTAAAACGTAAGATGCAAGACCTACCAGTAACCCACCACATTATGCCTGTGTTTGTTGGCACATCTGGTGCTGGTAAATCTGAGCTAATCAAAAAGATATTAGATCCACTATATGATTTGGTGTATTGGGATGGCGACTTTAAAAAGCTAGTAGACTCAAGAGAGGCGTTTAACTTAACTGAGAAGTACGTTTACTTCATTGATGAGATGAGTAAAGCAGACAAAGCAGACGTTGAGACCATCAAGAAGCAGATCACCAGTAAAGACGTCCAATATCGACGCCTAGGAACAAACATTACTTGTGCAGGCGTTAACCGCGCTACATTTATCGGCGCTTCTAACGTCAATCTTGAGCAAATAATAAAGGATGACAAATCAGCTCGCCGTTTCTTTCAAGTAAACACTTTACCAAAGACAGACTGGAAAAAGATAAACGAGTTTGATTATGTATCAATGTGGAGATCGGTGGATGAATCCCTACCATGTTCTATCCCAGCAATCATAGAACAAGTAGCGGAAGCTCAGGAAAAAATCAGACACAAGTCTCCTATTGAGCTTTTTGTTAAAGAATTTAATGTCTCACAAGAGCAGATTAAAGGCTCTACGAAGACCTTAAGGAAAGATTTGTACCGAACTTACCGCACTTGGATGAGCGAAGCTGGTTTCAATTATCAAACAAATAAGTACTTCTTCCTAGAGAACTTAGAAACCGTAGCAGGTCCAGCACTAAAAGAAAAGTTAGAGAACAGAATAGTCGAATACTACTACACTAAACAAACGGACGAATCATCGTCCCAAACGGAGGAATAATGAAATTTAAAGTAGTTCACATCATGAACAAACCTATTGAGCCACTAGATCGAGAAGCGTTTGCTTCTGAGTGGAGAAAAGCAACAGACACTTTGTTGGCAGAGAAACCCAAAGCCGACGACAGAGACGCTTGGTTAGCAATCAACGATCAACTTGATGAGCTTCAAGCGCGCTTGGGTGCAAAGTATCCAACTGAGCAAACTTGGGACATAACAGCTGTTGAGCAATTGAGCGACCTCGTGTCTACATATGGCACACTCTCAATCTGTAAAGAAGATGATAATTTCATCATTTACGTTATGGACCTTCCAGAGTCACAAGTAGTTCCAGCACAAAACTAGAGGCAGATATGGACTTAACTAAAGCTTTAAAGGAATTAGCAAGAAGAAAGATTAAACAGGTAGTTATTCCAGCGCGAATAGCAGACCAGGAAGCTGCTCATCGTCAGTCTCTTTTTATAAGTAAAACAGTAGACCAAAAGGGCAGCAACCTCCTAGCTTATGTAACTATCCACCAACGTGCACAGCAAAAAATTTCCGTAAAAGAGGTTAGGTCTCATATTGAAGAGTGCGAAAACATTATACTTGGAAACGTCCAGATAAGGTTCTTACATCTTACGCTTCTAAACTTAGGAGCTAGATATAAACGCCTAAACTCTGGACGTTACTATTTGAATGTTACTCTCAACCCCTGTAAAAAAGTTTGACAAATGTCAAGAACTCTGATATAATAAGTATTAGACGTATTTCCAAAGGAGGAAACAATGCAATGTAAAGCTTTTAAATTTGGTCGACTAGCCTCGTCCCAGTTCCACTCAAAGATGCAGGAACTAAACACGTTTCTATCTCAGGTAGAAGTAATAGGCACCCCAGTGTCTGCAGCTTCTGACGAAGAAGGGACGCTATTGTTCGTATTTTTTAAGGAAAAATCAACTGAAGAAAAAAGTGAAGCTCCAAAGGCATTAGGCGGTAAAAAATGATCCGAATACTCAAACACACCTTTAAATTACTCATAAGGCTTAAAATCAACCTTTTAATTGGTGTTTTACTTTTTGCCGGAGCTATCACCGCCCCTAACCTATACTTCAAAGCTCTTCGGGGTTACGTAGGTCCTTCGGTATTCCTAATCACAAACCTTGGACAACCAAAAGGCTTTGGCTCAGGCTTCCTTATTGAGAACTCAAAAGGTCGTCAGTTCCTTGCAACCAATAATCATGTGTGCTCAGGGTTAGAGATTGATGGGGACATTGTTGCTCTATCCAATGAAGCCGTACCTAAAGTACACGTTTTAAAAGTATTAAAGAAGGATGAGAAAAATGATCTTTGCATTACTGAAGCACCAGCAGGGTACCGTGGTCTTTCAATTAGTCTTGATTTCGGTATCGGTGATACTGTGCACGTACTTGGGCACCCTCTCGGTAATCCTCTTCACAGAAACTCTGGCGAGATTATCACTTCTCTCATCATTCCCATAATGATGGGCGGAGACATGTTTAATCCAATAATTAAGCATATCCAGTGTTGGCAACTTGCGGCAACAATTTCTCCAGGTAACTCAGGGTCTCCTGTAGTTAACCACTTTGGTAGAGTAGTTGGCGTGATCTTTGCAGGTAGTAGTGAAAACTCGTACAGCGCTTTCTTCATAGGTGCTGACAAGTTACATAAACTTATCGAAGGAAAGATTTAATGATTTCGAGTGTTATACTTTGTTCTTGGTTTATGACGGCGCCGCAGGTGTGCGCCGTCTACAATCAAATAGTTAAGAACAGCCCTAAAATCAACGCAGCATACGCAAAAACGCTTAGCGAAAAGATAGTAACGTATGCTCAAAAATACAACATAAAGCCTAAAGTTTTTACAGCAATATTGAGGCAAGAGTCAAACTATAAGCTTAACGCTAAAAACTGTACCTCAGGAGTTTGTAAAGATTTCGGCATTTCACAAATTAACGCAAAGACCATAGACGCTTTCAAATTTGACCGCCTTCGTCTGCTCACAGACCTAGACTACTCAATAGAAGCGGGAGCAATAGTCCTTGCAGACTTTAAACGCATGTATTTTAAACGTGAAGGTTACAGTTACTGGTGCAGATTTAATAGTTCCAAACCAACCCTTAGACAAAAGTACCGCACGCTAGTCGCTCGTTACTTATAGGAAATCAAATGGCAAAGTTAAAACCGGGAATAAATGAAGTAACTAACTCTGAATACCATGGAGACAAAACCTATTTGAGTTCGTCTAGTCTCAAACTTTTAATCGAATCTCCAATTAAGTTTTATAACAAGCACATCGCCGTTCAAGACGAATATCAATCAGTTGGCTCTATTAACATGGACTTAGGTAGTTTTGTTCACTCTCTCATTTTAGAGCCAGAAACCACTAATGACGAGTTCGTTATGTACGACGGTTTTAAACGCGGTCCGGCTTGGGGCGCTTTCGCCGCCCAAAATAAAGGAAAGACTATCTTAAACAAGCAAAACTATGAGCTTGGTCTATCATTAGCAGAAACTATTAGAAACCAAAAAGCAGCTAAAGAGTTGTTAGTTGGAGGACAATCCGAGTTTACTTACTGTACAAAACTGATGGACGTAGACATAAAGGTGCGTGCAGACTATATTAACCTAAAAGACAACTACATACTAGACATAAAGACTACGTCTAAGCCACTAACAAAAGACGCACTTATGGGATCTATCGCCGGTCTCCATTATGACTTGTCAGCAGCTCTATACATTGACTGCTTTAAGCAAATAAACAAAGTAGACCACATGGACTTCTACTTTATATTTGTAAATACAAAAGACAGCTTAGATGTACAAGTTTTCAAAGCTTCACACATGTTGATTAATAACGGACGAAAAAAGTATAAGAAAGCTATTAACATTATGAATCAGTGCCTAAAGTCCGGCATCTGGAAATCCGAAGAGATTGAAGAGATTGATGTTCCATTTTGGTCATTAATTCCCGACGATATTTAGGAGGTTTTATGAGCAAAGAACAAGCGTTTTTAGAACTGTTTGAAGTAGAGGCTAATTTGAAGGTTATGCGTCAATGCGTGGAGAACACGGAGAATGAACAGGCGCGCGTAATCTACCACGCAACGGTTTTAGGGCTATTAAAGAAAAAAGCGCGATTATTAACGATAGTAAACCGGGAGTAGTTATGGACAAGTCACTGCGATTAAACGAAGGCAAGATTCAAACTAGAGAGTTAGATCCGAACTTCATCCTTGCTATGGGAGAGGTACTTACTCTTTCTCGTTCTAAGTACGAACACTTCAATTGGACAAAAGCAACAGACTGGTCTACGCCATACGAATCCATGATGCGACACCTTATGGCGTTTCAAAAGGGAGAAAACGTGGATCCTGATGATGGATGCAGTCACTTAGCAAAAGCAGCAGTCAACTTAATGTTTTTACACTATTACGTCCACAACTATCCACACTTGGACGATCGAAAGTTCACATACGCTATTGACAAAAAACAGAAACTGTGATATAATATATAATGGTCCCGCTGTCATTTCGACGGCACACCCCGCACGGGTGCAACTTCCTAGGAGGAATACAATGAGTGCAAAAAAAACAACTGAAACTAGTACTGAATTCGTAAGCGTTCGTGGAGAAAGCTCTGGCGTAACTTACATTCGCGCTGCTGAGTTAGCTGACAAGAAAGTTGAAGGTATCTACCTTGGTGTAGTTACTGGTCAATTCGGTCCTAACTACAAGTTCTCTACTGATAACGGTGATGTAATTGTTAACGGTTCAGGAGCCCTTAACTCGCAAATGCAAAAAGTAAGCGAAGGCGAGAAAATCCGTCTTGAGTACAGAGGACAAAAGAAAATTACTGAAGGTCCTATGAAAGGTAAAGCTTTCCACGATATCGACGTTCAAAGAGCCAAAGCTTAGTAATCAACTTGGGAGGGCGAAAGCCCTCTCTTACTTTCTTACCCACAAGGAGCATTTAGGTGAAAAAATTAAAACAAATCATCGGAACCATTATTGGTCTTGCCTCACTTGTTTGGGTAATCTTTTTTGCACTTAGAAAGACTAAGCCCGCGTCTGTTCAACCAGAGCTGGACAAGTTAAACAAAGACGAAAGAGATACAAAAGCAGAGCTAAAAAAGCTTAAAGAGCAGAGAGAAAATTTGAAAGTAGAGGACAAAACTCTTCAAGAAGAAGTCGACTATTGGAACAAACAATGAAAGCAATAATTCTATCGTTGTGCCTAATTATGTCCACCATCTCTTTTAGTAAGGAAATGGCAGTTTTGAAAAGGGGCGACCCCGCTCCTTTCGACGGCGTGCTTTCCGATGCAGAACAAATGAAAGAGTTTAGACAAGTTAACGAAGAGAACAAACTTCTCAAACTAGAGAATCTCAAACTTTCTGATCTTTCTGCTATTCACGGAAAAAAAGAAGAACTATACAAGAGCGATATTGACAATAAACAGAGTCAGATTGAGCGGTTGGAGCGTAGAGAAGTCTGGTTAACTGCTGGTGCTTTTTTAATCGGCGTTATCGCTACCTCTATCGCTGCAAAAGCGGCAATCGAATCAACACGTTAGGAGTAACCATGAAAGCAACAATTGAATTTAACCTAGACGATCAAGAAGACAAGGACAAGTTTGACCTAATGAACAAGGCTAGTCAAATGGCTTTATTTATTTATGAGTGGGAACAGAGAATGCGCAGCCATTACAAATACGGACAAGCGCCCGGGGAATCTCAGCAATGGGACCAAGTTCGTTCGGAATATTACGCACTTAAGGCTGATTACGACTTAGATAACCTGCCTAGTTGACATCTGCGTTTGTTCATGGTATAATCTTTATATGGAGAACACTATGAACAACGTATCTAACCTTGAAATGACTATCGAACTTAATCAAATCGAAGCTTACGTACTTTCAGTAATTTGTAATAAAGCGGTTGACCACGAAGGTACTGACATTTTACTTTACACCAAATTCCACGGTATCCTTTCACCAAAAATTATTAAAGAGCAAATCGCTCTAGGTAACATCACTGTTATCAATAACTCGCAGTCACAAGCTGCATAAGACAGGAGGACAAATGAGACATCTACTACTAATAACATTGTTGTCGGTACTTGGCGTATCGTGCGGCAAAAAAGGCTCTGATGGAGCGCCAGGAAAAAATGGTGCACCAGGAGCAGCTGGAACGCCAGGATCTGATGGATCTGACGGCAGCAACGGAGACGACGGTAAAAATGGCTACCAAAGCTACACCTCAAAACACTTTGTAGTTATCAACAAAATCCCTTACTCAATCGTATCAACCAGCAATACTCAACTAGACACGTTGTGCGTAAACCTTACAGGTCGTGATCCGGTAGCATTGCAAGCAAAAATGGATGCCACGGCACAAAACATTGGTGGAGACTTTGAGTTCTGGTACAATGAATATAAGAAAAATGACCAAGACTACGTTTCAAACTGTCTCGGTCCTTTTCCCAAGTCGTTTACTTCAGTCCGTACCGGCGACTCCCACACTGTAAATAACAATGCAGAATGTCGTGCAGTTACTAGTAACCTCGTATCTACTGAATATGTTGAGTACTTAGAAGATGGCGGCGTACCTGTAACTATCCCAGCTAAAATCAAAACTTCAGGATGTGCTGGCGGCGTAGCTCCTTTTATTGATCGAATTCAGTCAGTAGACGGAAGTATGTTAAGTGACTATTTAAGTATATAGGTACAATTAACAGCGAAAGAGCCTATTAAATAGGTACAAAAGCATAATTAACTGTGGGGCGGGTCTACCGCCTCTTTTCTGTTTGGAGAATGTATGGACAATATTCATCGCCTTAATCAGCCAACAAACGATCACAATTTGGTAAAGATTCAATTTTCCGAAGGCATGG